GCTCCAGCATGAACCGGAAGCATGTAAAAGCCAAGGCCTCGTAAATCTGCTAATAATTTTAAAATTTCATCTAGGATTGCATCAATTGCCGCAAATATAGGATCTATTTTAGAAAACATCAGAGATTTATTTAATTCATATATTTCTCTAATAAATAGCGCATTTGCTTTATGAAGTTCCAAACCCTTTGCTGAAGCTTTAAAAAAAGGTTTTAAGAAACTTATATCACCTAATGTTTGAGAGTCCCAAAGATCCGGATCATATGCTATTTCTTCTCCGGTAGTTCCAAAAACCGGTCCTTTTGCTTCAGAGCCATCTGCATTAGTAGTTGTACCAAGTAAGTCTAAATCAACTGTTAAAGCCATTATTCTTTCCTTCTTTTCAATTCATTTTCGTTAAATTTTTTTATATCTGCTTTAACGGTTTCCAATAATAGATTTTCTAATTCTATTAATTTTTTAGTTTTTTCAGCCAATTCAACTAATGTAGGATGAACTCCTATTTTATCTGGCTGTTGCCATTCGTCTTTTGCCATATTACCTATGATAATAATGAATTTAAATTTGTTTGCGACTCTACAGTTTTTGGAAATGTTCCCGGAACCATAGGAAGTGCTATGCCTCCAACAATTGGACCCGGAGCAGCAGGAACACCACCTGTTACGTCATGTTTATGCATTCCGTATTCTGTAAAAAAATCATCTAGAATTTTTCTTAAAGAAGCCACATCATTTTTAATTGCTATTAAGCCGGCACCATCAATTGCTATTGTGCCTTTTGCTTTGTTCGATATATTTATTTCTCCCATTGCTCCACTGCTTTGAATTTTTATTTCTCCTGAGGGAGAGTCGCCAAGAGAAATTTCTCCAACTTTATTTTTCATTGTTATAGCGCCAAGTGGAGTAGCCATTGTTATTCTAGCTGTTGCTGGATTTTTAGGAGTAATAGCTAAATATCCGGATGAAGAAGCTTTTGCACCTTTTTCAGATTTAGAAGGAAGTTTATTTAATTGAAATAATAGGCCACCGGTGGACTCTGTTGCGGCAGATCTTAAATTAATAATTCCATTCATACATACAATAGATTTACCAGCACCGCCTCCCTCGTTTATTGCATTCATTCCTTGAATAATTTCTTCACTGCCATGCGAAAAGTTTTTCGTTTCACTTTGAGCAGATAAACCGTACGCACCCATGGTACTTTGTGTTATTTGTGAAGCAGTTAAAGTTTTTGAGCCACCAATATTTTCTACGGAATTACCTTTTCTTGTAATATATGTTCCGGTGTTGTCGACACTCGGAAGCATGGGGCCCCCATGAAGAGTTGGTAAATCAAGGGCTCGTTCCCCTTCTAAGTACAAAGGCGTATTGAATGCAATAGATTCTTTAGCGTTAAATTCAATTTTAGCCGCAGTGACAAAAGCAATTCCATCTTTACAATATACTTCAAAATTGCCTTGTTCTGATTCTAAATGTACGTCACCACCTCCTTTAACTCGCAACCAATAATCTTCTTGTCCTCCGGCAGTATTTACGGCTAATTCATATCCATACTTTACGGCTGAATATTTGAAGCCGCCAACTGATTCATGAGTATTTTTTAAAACACAAGAATAATAATCTCGATTAGATTTATCAACCATAGTTCCTAGTGGACCTATTTCTCTATAGGTGCCGGAACGATGCCACCAATGTAATCTTTCTCTCGTTGGAGTATCATCAATTTCAATAACATGACCACTTTCTGATACATGTACATGATTATACGGATAAATGGCGCCATAAGGAGAAACTGGTTCTTGAAAAGTGCCTTTTCTTGTACCCTTGGCGCAAGGATAAGGAAGCATTCTTAAATCCGCTTTTGTTTGAACAATAGAGGTGCCCTGCTGTATAATTTGCGATTCACCATGGGGATTTCGACCTAAAATTGTATCAATTTTTGTACTACCATCTTTTCGACCTCTAGCTAATCTCGGGGTCGTTGGTTCGCCCAAATATCTAAAAAGAGGATAATTATAAGAAAATTCATAATCTGGAACTTTTGATTCCTGTGAATCTGTTTCTTTAACTAAGACTCCTTCGGTAAGCGTCCCGTCTGCATCTGTTTGGCCCTGAACTAAAGCAGCTTTATCACTCCTTTCAATTATTTCAATTCCTCTTTTTTTATTGAATTTAACACTTAGAGGATGTTGTGGAACATCTGTGAATTTTTCCTCCCCCATTGCGATTTCACCAGTCTCACCATCTACTTGATAAAATTTTGGAGAATAATCTCTTGGATCATTAAAACCTTCATTGGGATTACAAGGTTTATCCGGCCGGCCTCCTAATGTGCCGATCATAACCGGATCATTAGCGGCGTCACCATCTCTAAAAAATCCCATAACCCATGAACCCTCAACAGGTCCAGTTGGGCTCATTCCTACTCCTGTTTGAGAAGCTGAGGTGATCGGCATTAAAGGAAAAGCCCATGGCAAGAGACTAGTGGGCAGGTCCATCTTATCTTTAGTGTGCCAGCCAAGCCACCTTACTCGACATCTTCCCAAATATAGAGGATCAAATCTATCTTCTACAACACCAACGGCCCAAACAAAGCCTTCTTTTCCCATAAAATCGGGTTCCATTTTATCCTTTATATAATATATTTTTTATCATGAAGTTGCTTCTTCTTTTGTTCCTGTATGATACGATTTCCCTTTATACGTAAAGGTTCCACCCTTACCACCAGCTCTCTTTCTTGCCGCAGCAAAAGCCTGATTAAATGTCTGTTCTCCCTGCGTCTGGTTTGTCATATCTATCACTCCAGGATCATTCACTGGAATAGGATCAACCGCGGCTTTATAAGATTTCAGCCGTTCCTCATCTTCCATGTGTGCAGACATTCCACCAGCGTAACCTGAAATTACAGTTTCATCTAAACTAGGTGGCGTATTTTCTAAACAATCTTTTCTAATTTGTATTTCTTGATAATATTGTTTATTCGTAAATACGTGTTTTATTTTTGTCATAATATATTTTCCACTTAAAAAGGGATCCTCTCCGGCCGTACCACTATTTAAAAATGCGTGTGATGGCATATGCCACCAAATAATATCTCCAACTCTTAAAGATGAATCTCCGGCTAATTTAAGGGTTATTTTTATATTATCAAGTTGCTGAAATTGTGAATCTCTTTTTTGTGATCGATACTCAACGTTAGTTTCGTTAATGCCAGGCTCTGCGCCACCAGTGCCCTTAAGGGCTTTTCTATTCATTTGCATAAAATATGAATGATTAAAATTCGTCCCCATTAATTTTACACGAGCACCTTCTCCGCCATCATCATCAATCAAACAATCATGATTATATGAACAAAGTTTGCCGTTTCCAAGCGAAACGGTAAAATCTGCTAGTTTCTTGTCGGACGAATCTGCGTCTCCTGTTCCTGGATTAGTTTCAGTCGTTACTTCCTCGGCAGCTATTTCCTGTTGGAGATCTTCTTTTTTCTCAATATATCTATATCCTATAGTTTCATATCTCATTCGAACTATATCATGCGTTATTAATTTAGCAGCATACATTCCTTCTCTCATATTATCAATAACATCAAACATACTATCAATACTATATTCTTCTACATTATTAAATGCAATTCCCGGCCAACCCTGGTTAGCAAATCTATCCTTTGCATCTACTGTAGAATCTATTTTTGCCACAAAATTTCGTTTAGGTTCTCTTTTAAAACTTGTTTCTAAACTTTCAAATTTAAATTGAGTTAAAGTTTCATAAAACAAATATAAGGCGCCATCTGCTGGAGGGGCTTCGCTTTGTTCGTTAAATACATCATCTTCCGTATCTCCCTGTTCTTCTTGTTCATTTAAAGATGTCGCTTTTTCAGCCAAATCATCCATAATATCAAATGGAGTTTTAAAAGGAAAAGCAAAAGTATGTTTATCTTGTGTTGGTTCAATTATAAGCTTTTTGGGTTCGAGCATTCCTTCTGTATATCCTGAATAGTAAGTTGTCAGTGGCTTTACGATATAATTTTCGTAAATATCCTTAACGACTGTTTCAATTTTTACTCCTCCATCCCCAAACTGGCCATATCCTTTACTTATTTTCTTTTTTTCACTAATAATAGCTTCTATTGAAATACAATGGAGCACATATAATTTCATTCTTTCGGAAGAATTAACTATAGGAGAAATAGAATATACTCTAAATGTCTTTTTAATAATATTATCGAGAGGATTATCGGCTTTTACCTTGTCAAACCCTCTGGTCATTGCTTCAAGTCGGAGAAATTCTTCACCTATAAGTGGAATAGTTTCTCTAAATCCATAAGAATCTCTTACTGCAAGATCACATAATAAATAAGGTTTATTAATATCTTCATATACAGTTAATTTATCAATCATTGGTATAATATTAACTGGTCGCATGCGATTATCGCCTTCAGCATTTGTTACATTTGGAGTTACTATATCACACTTTACAATATCATACAAACCAGCTTGAGTTGCCGCTTTCTCAATTTCTTTTGCTTTCGGATGACCTATACTAACTGGTGAAGCTTTCTGCGGGGGGTTTTGAAACTTAACTAATTCGCGCTGGGCTTCAATTGCATCATCTGCCATATTTATTACCTGTATCGTTTAGTTTGAGCTTCTTTCATAATATCTTCAACATATTGTCTATCAATTATTTTAATACGTCTATTTGCTTCATTTGTTTTAAATTCTATATCATATTTGGATATTCTTTTTCTCTCTGAATCCGGTAGAATATTATATGCATCTTTATCAATTATAACTTCCATTAATTTAGTCGTATCAGTTTCTTCTTGTGTTATTTGTCTATATTCATGAATTTGTTTTTTGGCTCGGTCAATGGACCCATATTTTCCTTTTATCATTTTTGTAAAATCTTGGGAACTCAAAGGCCAATTGAAATAGGGATTCATCATTTTATTGGTTAAAAATATTATCCAATCATATTTGACATCACCATATACAAGATAAGATGTTGTATCAGGTCGCTCAGTATCTCCTATAGTATGTAAATCAAAATTTAAAGCTTTATCAATCACATTTTGTTTTAATAAATTTCGAATAAATATATCTCTGGCAGTAGTTGTTTCGCCGTATTTGTTTCCGGTTATATTATATTCAATATTAGGTAAGTAAGAAAAATATGACATTAAAATCCCTGTTCAACTAATTCTTTGGTAATAATAACGATTTCTGTAAAAGAAACAGTTAATTTTATTTCAAAAGCGTGACTATCTTCTTTGAAAAAGAATGGTACTCCAGCTGCGGCATAATTAGCTATAACACTATTACATACACTTCTTGCTATTCTAAATGGTCTTTCATCCGCGCCTCTCGTGTGACCAAATCTAATATCCCAAGTACTTGGAAAAGTATAAAAGTTTGATCCGGCACCTTTTTTGCGCTCAGTTCCACCGGCACCGGTTTGTGATGAACCGATGCCGGCGATATTCCCCACCGGATCCGCATATCCGGGTAAAGTTGAGATTCTGAAAGCTTTTATAATTTCCTGAATTGTTTCACTTTCTTTCTTATTTTTTGCTACCATGGGGAATTCAAATACAAATTTTCTAAATTTTCCGGGACCCTGATATAGTAAAGACATTTTAGGATTAATTGCAATATTCGAACCACCCAATGCTTTTTTTAATAAATCAGATTTTTTTATTGTTGTACCTAGAGCATGCTCCGCAGCAGCCTCTCCCATTTTGCCATAATTAATATCTTTAAAGGCCGCAATAAAGTCTAGACCAGTACCACCAGAATCCATATAATCGTTTATTCCTGCGGCAACTTTTCCAGATGCTTCTGTAAGAACTGTTCCTAATCCTTCTTGTTCCGCATATACTGCTTCTGATGTTGAAATTAATGCTTGAGCCCCCATAGGAAGAGCTATACTATATTCAGCAGCAGATGTAGTTTGCGCAAAAAGTTGAGGAAACGAAGTAAATAGGACCCAATGACTTTCGTCACCTCCACCAGATTTTGCCCCGAGATTGTCAGGATATGTTAGATCTGCTTTCTGAGCCATTGTTTCTCCGTATAAATAGTTTAATATATCTAATTATTTATCAATATATTTATTATGGCATATAAGGGAAAATTTAAACCAAAACACCGCGATAAATATAAAGGAAATCCCACTAATATAATTTATAGAAGTTTATGGGAAAGACGTTTCATGGTTTATTGTGATTCTAATGCAAGCGTTGTTAAGTGGTCCAGTGAAGAAATATTTATACCATATAGATCACCATTTGATAGAAAAATACACAAATATTATCCTGATTTTTGGGTTAAAATAAAAAAACATGATGGGACCTTTGAAACATCAATTATTGAAGTTAAACCTAAATCACAAACAATTCCGCCTAAGCCTCGTTTGAATAAAAGGAAGAGTGGTAGATATTTATTGGAAATGAAAAGATATGGTGTTAATGAAGCTAAATGGAAAGCTGCTGTAACATATTGTGATTATAAAAATTGGAAATTTAAAATTATAACAGAAGATCAATTGCTCGCTAAATAATATATGGCACTACGAAAACTTTCACATATAGAAGATGATGCAGTTGAATGGCTTAGGGAGAAGTATGAAAAGCTCCGACACTCATTAATAGTTGCAAGAGTTGGATCAATTAAAAATCCCTATAATATTATAAGTGAAGGTAATAGAGAAAAAGAGCTGAAATTAGGGAGAATGTATTTTTTTCATTATCAACCCAAAACGAGAATGAAATTACCTTATTATGATACATTTCCGCTAGTTATTCCAATAAAACCTTATCCCAAAGGTATGCTGGGAATGAATTTTCATTATCTCCCTTATAGATTAAGAGAAAAATTAATGAAAAAATTGATTGGGTTTTTAAATGAAGAAGATTTGCAAGCTTATTTACATGTTACATATAATGATATTAAAGGATTTACACGATATAAAGAAGCTAAGCCTACCCTTCATAAATATGATTTAACAGGCTCATATGTTCGTTCACAATTTATTCATATAGAACCCGGTGAATGGACCACCGCATTACATTTGCCCGTAGAGAAATTTAGATCTCGCGGGGGCGGCATGGGGGTTACAAAAGATAAAGTTTGGAATGATAGTAAAGATATAATCGATCATCACGCTAGAAAATTTATATAAAATTTAACGGAGATTTATGGATACTAATGCCTTTTTAACACAACTTGACCATGAAAAAGGTTTAGCTCCTATTAATAGATTTGTAGCGAAAATCACTTTCCCAAAAAAGATATCTGGAAACGACGCAGAGAAATTATCTTATCTATGTGATTCTGCTCCATTGCCGGGGAAAACAATAGCGACTTCGGAATTAAGACATTATGGCCCGACTCGAAAGTTAGCAAGAGAAGCAACTTATGCCGAATTCCAATTAGGATTTATAGTGACAAACCGGATGGCGGCAAGAAGAAGGTTTTCGGAATGGATGGATTTAATAATTGATCCTGAAACAGCAAATATTGAATGGCAGGATAATTATAAGGGCCAAGTTGAGATATTAATGTTTGATCAACAAGCAGACGCCCCGTCAAAGGAAAATGCAATTGCTGGTGCTAAATATTTAGAGTGCTATCCAACCAATATGGATCCTATTGCTTTAGGATGGGATCAAATAAATCAAGTAGGAAAATTTAGTGTGAATTTTGCATATAAAAGATGGATAGATTATATGGCGCAGGATTCTGGAGTTAATATTGGAATGGAGTGGAACCAATAAAATTAATTAATTTTTTTAATATGGAGATATAATGGCTTTACCAATTGTGGGAAATCCTACCTATGAACTTAAATTACATAGTATAGATCATAAAATAAAATATAGACCTTTTCTAGTTAAAGAAGAAAAGATTTTACTAACAGCTCTTGAGGGCGGTGAAACAGCGGACATCGTAAGAGCTACAAAAGAAATTATTAGAAACTGTTGTCTTGACGATGATGTTGAAATTGAAAAACTTCCTGCTTTTGATATTGAATTATTTTTTCTAAATTTAAGAGCTCGTTCAGTTGGACAAAATGTTGAAATCACCTTATCTTGTCAAACCAAAGATTGTGACGGGGAGGCGCCAGTTCAAGTTAATCTTGAAAATATTGGTTTAGAGATCAGCAAAGATCATACGGATGTAATAAAACTTACTAATAAAATAAAAGTTAAATTAAAATATCCTGATATTGATAGAATGACAAGACCGCCTGAAGAATCGCAAATGGATTCTATTTTTGAAATTACCAAAGCATGTATAGAATCTATTTGGGAAGGCGACGAAATACATGATATAAGAGATTATACAGAACAAGAATTAGAAGATTTTATAATGTCTTTAAATCAACAACAATTCGGGAAATTAATTGGTTATTTTAATACCATGCCCAAATTAAAACATAAGGTAGAATTTACTTGTCCAAAATGTGGCAGTAAACAAGAGTCAGTCCTGGAGGGGCTGCAAAGTTTTTTCGGTTAGCGCTCGGCCATAATAATTTACATAATTATTATAAAACTCTATTTGCAGTTGTACAAAATCATAATTGGAGTTTAACCGAGCTAGAAAATTTAATTTGTTATGAAAGAGAAATATATCTCACATTGCTAATACAACATATTGAAGAAGAAAATGAGAGAATGGAACAAGAACAAGCTAAAATAAATTAGTATTAAAAGGAAACTAAATGGCTGAAGAAGTTGTAAAGACTAAAACCGATCCGACAGAAATGTCTGCCAGACAAAAATGGCAAAGAGACATGTCTGCTCAGCTAGGTGAACAGACCGCAGGACAATCGCAGTTCACTGATACTATGAAAAACATGATGGGAGGGTTTAAGACAGATGAAGCGCTAGCGCAGCAGACTAAAATGTCCGGGTTGCTTACGACTGTTCAATCTAATACTTTTAAGACAGCAAATTTATTAGAAGGTTATATTGACTTCATGAAAGATGCTGAACGCAAACGATTAGAAGCCGCAATGGAAGCCGCGCGCCTAAAAGATAAAAAAGATAAAGACAAAGGTGCTCTTACTGTAGCAAGCAAAGGAGACGATTTAGGAGGTGGTTTAGGTGGACTTGCTGCTGGATTAGCAGCCGCCTTAGGTGCAGGAATACTTGCATTTAAAGAAAAATGGGGAAACATGTTTTCTCTTTTTGGAAATGATCTTGATGAATTTGGTAAGCCAAAAGCGACTTTCTTTTCGAAGATAAAAAAATTCCTTGGTTTTGGTGATGATGCTGCAGATATTAAAAATCTTGGTAAGGCGAAAGTAGGTTTTTTTGCTAAGCTAGGATCGTGGCTTGGCTTTAAATCATCACTTCCAAAAGATCTCGCAAAGAGCAAAACTAGCTTTGTTGATGATATAGCAAAATTTTTTAGATTTGAAAAAAATACTCCCGGTCATCTGCTGAAGAACCAAAAGAAATTCATGGCCTCTCACGCGGCTATGTTAAATTGGGCAAAAGGCACTGACAAAATGTCTGATGCTTCCAAATCAAAGTTCTTTAAAACTCAAGCAAATATGTTAAAGTGGCTAGATAAAGCCGAAGGTTTAACCGACGCGAAAAAAGCTGACTTTTTGAAAAAACAATCTAAAATGTTAGAGTGGGTAGCAAAAAATACTAAGGGTATAGATGCGAGTAAAATAAAGTTTATAAAAGGCCAATCTAAAATGTTAGAATGGGCTGCCGAAAATATGGACGCGTCCAAAAGTCAAAAACTAAAATTCCTCAAAAAGCATGCCAATATATTAGATATTGGTGATGACATTATGGATAAGTCAAAAATTGCTAAAGGTTCATTTTTTGAAAAACAATTGAAAATGTTGGGTTTATCGCCGGATGATGTTGATGGCGTCCGATTGAAAAAAGAAAGTATGTTTTCTAAATTGAAAACTAAAATTTTTAACATAGGCGATGATGTTGTAAAAGGTGTTTCCAACTTGAAAAATAGTTTTTCTACAAAAATGACCAAATTTTTAACCTTCCCGGCAATAGATGAAGGTAGTAAATTAGGAAAATTTAAAGCTGGATTCTTTACTTCGATGGATAATATGTTAGGAACTTTGCTGAAAATTACAAAAGGCTTTTTTAAATTAGTAAACGTACTTAGCTTTAATGCTTTGGGTTTTTTAGACGCGGAAGCTCTCAAGCATCCAATAGAAACTTTTAAAAAGTTTAAAGCTTCGATTGGAGCGGCATTTGGCAAGGAAGGTGCTTTCGGTAAAATCTCTAATACATTTAAAGCTATAATGGCTCCTTTCGAGACTTGGATGAAACCTATAAAAGGTATATTAAAATATGTAAAAATAATCGGGAAACTCATAGGTAAGATTTTTATTCCTATTGGTTTCTTATTCGCCGCATTTGATGTTATATCAAATGTTATGAAGGGTTATGAAGAAGGAGGCATTACAGGCGCAATAGGAGCCGGTATAGAGTCTATATTCGATGATGTATTATTCATTATCCCAAATCTTTTGGGTGAGGCAGTTGCATGGTTATTAAAGAAATTTGGTTTTAAGAATGCTGTAAAATTTATTGATGAAAATTTAAGAGACTCAGATGGAAATTTTTCTTTATTTACTGGGATAAAGAAATTATTTAGTGCATTAATGGATGCTGTCAATGAGATATGGACCAAAGTAATGAAATTTATGAGTATTGATAATATTTTGACAATGATAGGAGCAAAACTTTACAAAAGTAATATGCCTGGTTCTGATGCCATGGCAAATGCGTTATTAAGTGAAAAATATGAGAAGAGAGCTAAACTACGCGCGAAAAGCGAAGAAGAATATCAACAACTAGTTGAGAAAGAAACCAGACAAGCAGATCTGTTAGCGAACAAAAATAATAAAGGAACTGTTAATCAACAGGCCAACGATAACAGTCAACAAACGGTAGTGAACAACATGTCAACAACTGTGAAGCCTGAAACTGAAGTCAAGCAAGATTCATATGGCAAAAAGAAATTGGCCCGCTTTTCTTCGGATATTAGATTAAAAGAAAACATTCAACTTATAGAAGAAGGAAAAGACGGTAATCCAAATATCTACTCCTTCAATTATAAAGAGGACAAGAATACTAAATGGAAAGGTGTAATGGCTCAAGAACTAATTGGTACTGAATTGTCTGATGCAGTCATTACAGACGCAAAAGGGTTCTACATGGTAGACTACACCAGACTAGGATTT